AGACAAGAAGGCGGTTGAATAATGGGACAACGCATAGACTTTATTGAGATGGCTAAGAGCCAGCTCGGTGTCATTGAAGGACCAAAGGATAACGAGACTAAGTACGGAGCCTTTACTAAGGCTAACTTCCTGCCTTGGTGTGGGTCCTTTGTGAACTGGTGTGCTCACGAGGTAGGTCTAAAGATACCTAACTGCGTGTCAACAGTTGCAGGAGCTACAGCTTTTATGAAGAAGAAACAATGGGAAGATGCTAGCGATACAGCTATGCCACTACCAGGAGATATATGTTTCTTCGATTTTCCGGGAGATAATATCAATCGAATTTCACATATCGGAATCGTTGTGAAAGACAATGGAGACGGAACAGTTACCTGTATCGAGGGCAACACTGCTCCCGATAAGAAGGGTGATCAGCGTAACGGAGGGCAAGTATGCAAGAAGGTGCGTGCGTTCAAGAAGAAAAATGGCTCAAAGCTACGCAAGTCACAGGCTGTGACAATCGTTGGCTTTGGTAAGCCAGTATTCAAATCATAAGGAGACACAATGGACAAGAAGACACTAAAGGCAATTGCAACAAGCTACCTACGTGCAGCTGTTGCAGCGGCAACTGCGCTTTATCTCGCAGGCGAGACTGATCTGAAGACACTAGCACTAGCAGCAGTTGGTGCAGTCGCAGGTCCAGTGCTCAAGGCACTAGATCCAAAGGCAACAGAGTTTGGTCGTGGGTCTAAGTAACCCATAGCGCGAGGCACAGAGGCTCGGTCCCTTCGGGGACCGGGCTTCTTTTTTTATGCCTAAAATATGCCAGAGTTACTATCACCTGATAGGTGAGTCTTGAGTCTGTGACAATTAGCACACAGAGTCTGAAGGTTAGACGGGTCGTTGTTCCACCTGTCACCGTCTATGTGATCTACATCTAGTTGGCTGATATGTACTGGCTTGAAGTCACAGTGTTCGCAGTGGTCTTTCTTGTGGACTGCGTAAGGGTACTGGAGCTTGATGATGTTGCGCTTGTAGACTGCAATGCACCTGTACTTACCTGCAAGTGAGGTGGCTTTGCTGTCTCGTAGTTTTATCTTTGTATTACCGCACAAGGAACAAGATGCGGTGCGTTGTGCTTCATCAATCTGAGTAAGGCTGTGCTTCATCTTTATCTGCTGGACAGGGAACTGTGACGATGTTGCCGCAGTTGACACAGGTTCCATCAAGGAACCACCAGGCTAGTTCGTAGTCCTCGAAGGACACCATTACATTAAAGACTTGTGATCCGCAAGGGCAGACGTGTACTGGACCTAGCTCACGCAGGTCTGACCCGAATACTTCTGGTAGTTTAGAGCGTCTAAATTTTGGCAGCCTTGGTAGACGGAGCCGTACCGTCAGTACCGTACTGTCGCGCCCCTTGAGGGGGCGCCCGTTGTTTATTCGCCTCACGGCTCATAGTGTAATAGCTTTGCCTAGTATATAAATGTAAGACACGCCGTGTTATACTTCACCTATGACAACACTAGTAGCTATCAACGGGCCTGACTTTGTAGTAATGGCAGCCGATTCTCAGATTACTGATAACGACCAGCGCATCATTAGTACGCAGACACCCAAGATAGTTCAGATAGGCAAGTACCTAGTAGGTCTTACTGGTGACTCACGACCTGGGGATATCCTTGCCTTCAACTGGAAGCCACCTGCCTACAAGGGTGGGGATCCAGTCCAGCATATGGGTAAGCGTGTCATCCCTAGTATGATTAACGCATTCAAAGAGAACGCCTATGAACCTGATAAAGACTCAGGCTTCACATTCTTAATCTCATTCGATGCTATGTGTTTCTCGGTAGCCAACGACTTTTCGTTCAACGCTAGTGAGATGGGTGTCTTCGCCGCAGGCTCAGGTGGAAGCTATGCTCTTGGGTACTTGTATTCACTAGACCGCAAGGCGTATAATCGCCTGCTCACCGCAAAAGTGGTGGCAGAAAAAGCTGTAAAAGTTGCGTCGGTTCTTGACATCAATACTTGTCCTCCGATTCAATTGGTTGTACAGGAGAGGGGATGAAGAATGACCTACGATGAATTGCTAGCAAAAGTAGATACGTTAGAAGCAAGGTACACGGATTACCCAACTTACCTTGCCCTTCGTGCAGTAGTGGAACTGCATTATCCAAGTGGGATATTTTGTAGAGGATGTGGGCTTATTGAAGAATATAACGAACCTGCTCAATTATTACCCTGTCCAACAATTCAGGCTATTGAGAAGGAGTTGGCGTGATTACAGACCCAAAGGAGTTGTTGCTAACTGTGCTTCACGCACAGGATGCAACGCGAGACAGAAGTACACAGACACAGGTAGGTCCATCAGAGATTGGTGGTTGCCGTCGTAAGGTCTGGTACAGACTGCACGCACAGCCACACACCAACGATAACCAATCTAAGTTAGCTGCAATTATGGGTACTGCTATCCACGCTGCTATTGAAGAAGCTATCGGACGTATAGACCCAGAGGCTAAGGATTACTTAGTAGAAACTGCTGTTGAATACGACGGTATCAAGGCACACGTTGACTTGTTCATACCTAGCAGTGGCTCAGTCATTGACTGGAAGACTAGCAAGATTAAGAACCTTGGCTACTTCCCATCAAAGCAACAGCGCTGGCAGGTACAGGTATACGGTTACCTGCTGTCTAAGAATGGGCATACAGTTAACACTGTCAACCTATGTGCTATTGCACGTGATGGCGATGAGGACCACGTCAAGGTACACACAGAGCCTTACGATGAAGCTATTGCATTAGAAGCCTTAGCCTGGTTAGATCAGGTAAAGGCAATGCCAGCACTACCAGAGCCAGAGAAGGACCCATCCTTTTGTACTAAGTACTGTCAGTACTACGACGCATCAGGGCAGATGGGATGCGATGGTCTAAAAAAAGAACGTATCGTCCTTAGTGAAGTAATCATTGAGGATGAAGAAGTTGACAGTAATGCTCTTAAGTATCTACAGTTAGATGAACAGATTAAGAAGCTAGAAAAAGAAAAGGATTCCTTGAGGACAACCTTCGAGGGAGCCACTGGTACAACACCAAGTGGAGTAGAAATCAGTTGGACAACTATTGCTGGCAGGTCTAGTGTAGATACAGCTGAGGTAGAAAAACTCTTGGGTTATGTCCCCAAGGTGCAAGGCAAAGAATCAGTACGACTTAATATCAAACACAGTGGAGGAATCTAAATGGCTACAGAAGGAACAAAGTTCCAGGTTAACTTTAAGACTAGCGATGGCAGTCTTATCAATCTATACGCAGCGACAGTACAAGAACTTGAATCAGGTCTTGCTGATCTTGCGATGAACGCAGCTAACATCAAGGCAACAGCAGCAGAACTTGGTGCTGGTCAGTCAGGTGTTGCATATGCAGCAGCAGCACTCGGTGGTACACCAGTAGCAGCACCAGTACAAGGTGATGGCAAGGTGTGTAAGCACGGTGCTATGTCATTCAAGACAGGTACATCAGCTAAGGGTCCTTGGCAGGGCTGGATGTGTGCAGCACCAAAGGGTGCAGCAGATAAGTGCGACACCATCTGGGTTCGATAACTCTATGCGCGAGCCTCGGTTCTATGAGAACCCAGGCTGCGCTGAGGTAGGTGGGGATCTGTGGTTTCCTGAAAAGGAAAACGGATTCAATACAAGAGAACTAGAGATAGCTAAAGCTATTTGTAGGAAGTGTCCCCACCAATCTGAATGCGCTGAATGGGGCATAAAGAAAGAAGCTCACGGTATCTGGGGTGGTTTATTACCTAGAGAACGTATGGCTATCAGAGGGCAGAAGAAAATTAGGTTAGTGGAGGACGACGTTGCTTGACTTATCCCGCGCTTGGAATGGTGTGCTTACTAAAGCAACGCCACTTCCTGATGTTTGGGATGCACTGTCTGCTAAACAGATTAAGTTCCGAAGGGGACAGGTTTGTATGGTGGCTGCTGCACCTAACGCGGGTAAGTCTATGTTTGCTTTGGTCTATGCGACCAAGGCTAGCGTGCCAACGTTGTTTTTCTCTGCCGATACTGATACAACTACAGTGATGATGCGAGCAGCCGCTCATATGTCTGGTCACTCACAGGTTTCCGTGGAGGCTAACCTGTCTAACGATAAGAACTATTACAACAAGTACTTTGAAAGACTCAAGCATATTAAGTGGGTCTTTGATTCAAGTCCATCACTAGATGACATTGAGTTAGAGATCAAGGCGTATGCTGAACTCTATGGTGAGGCACCAGAGTTAATAGTCATAGATAACTTGATGAACGTTGCCGCTGAAACGGACAACGAGTGGGCAGGGCTGCGTGCAATTATGATGGAGCTGCACGATATGGCACGCAAGACCGAAGCCTGCGTCTTAATACTTCACCACGTATCAGAGCAGAGCGAGTATGGAAACCCAAAGAATCCACCGGCTCGTCGTGCTATCCACGGTAAGGTCAGTCAACTACCGGCACTGATACTCACACTGGGTTACGACCCATTAACTGCTGAACTTAAGTTAGCTGCGGTAAAGAACCGCTTCGGACCACACGCAGCAGATGGTACTGATTTCGCTACCTTGTATGTAAACTATGGTGCGTGTCAGATATCAGATAAGAATGCCTTTGGGATGATGTTGCATCGTGACGCTTTAGCGCAGCAGCAAGCGAACTATGTCTCCCAGTACGATACAGAAGAAGAGGATTACTATGGCCAACACTGAGATTCAATACTTGAAGAATGAGATTAAGCAGGTGCGAGAGGATATCCGCAACTTGATCCTTGTTCTTATTGAGTTGAAGATACTCAAGGTTACTGTTGATGAGAACGGCAAAGCCGTTTACGATACAGGTAAAGATGAGTAACCCTTCTTACAACAAGGCTAAGGGTGCCAAGTACGAGATAGATGTAATGAAACTATTCCGTTCACTGGGTCACTTAGCTGAACGCCTACGTCTAGCCGGTAAGGATGACGAAGGAGATTTAGTATGTGTAATCGGGGGAAGGTCATACATACTAGAACTCAAGAACACGAAGACGTTAAGTCTTCCACAGTTCTGGAGTGAAGCCGAAGTTGAGGCGCTTAACTATGCGAAAGCCAGAGGTATTGGGGAAGTGCCACTGCACTACGTACTGGTTAAGCGTCGCAACGCGGGTATCGAGAAGTCCTGGGTCATACAAGATCTAGAGCAATGGTTAAAGGAGAAGAAGATGCCAGTACCACAAGGCAATATAACAAGCACGCAGACTTGGTCGTTGGA